GCATGTCAAGTCCTCCCCCGGGCTGTGTGATCCAATTTTGTTTCCTCCACCTAAGAGCCTCTTATCTGTTTTAGACAGATACAATTCCCCGACAGATCCGCCCGTGCCAATGGTCCAGCTCTGGGAATATCCCAGCCCCGACATGGACCCCTGTGTGGCGCCCATCGGGATATCATTGTCCGTGCCCATTGCACGCAGCACCATGCGGCAGGATACGACCTTTTTCTGACTTTCCCCTGCTTCGCTTTTGTATGCGTCAATGAGTATAGCTGCATCCTCCAGCAATGCCGTGATCACGTTCGTCTCTTCCGCCGTGAATGACCGCGTCGTGCGCGCCATTACGTCCTGTACGGTTGCGTATGCCATGCCGTTACCTCATTTCTTGACCGTCTTTTTGACCGGTACTTTTTTGGGTTTTTCTGCGCTTTCGGCGGCCAGCTTATGACCAGCCGCCTTGTATTCTTCTGCGCGATCATCCGCGACCCACATTTCTGTTCCGGTCAGTCGATTGATAAATTTGACCATCAGGACGGGATAGCGCCTGTCAGCAAGTTGAAGCAGGAAGTGTCGGCGCGGAATCCGACTTCGATCTCAGCACGGACAGCCACCATGTTCTGCTGCCACAAGTTGATCGTGGTTGCATCGTTACCAGATCCAACGGTAAGAGATGCAGTATCTGTTACGGAGATCTCAACACCAGCTACAGTGCCATACATGGCCTGTGTCCAGTCGCCTGCGATACCAACGATAGCCGGTACGGAACCGGAAGATGCGCCAGCTTTGTAAATGTTCTTGTTGAAGTAGGCCGGAACGCCCAGAACCTTATCGACAACACCGTCGTTTGCAGACGCCAGGAACAGCGGCCTGTTCGTCGTATCGACTGCAGTCAGCAGGAGCGCACGAGCCTGCGCGCCAAACGCAAAACCGTTCATGACTCCGCCGTGTGTGGCGATGTCCGCATCAGCCGCGACCATGCCCAGATATGTGCCATTGTTCGCGTTCAGGATCGACTGAGCAGTACAGCCTGCGAACGTATCGAAATTGCTCTGGCTGGGCGCCGGTACAGCACCCACGATCGTGCCATCGAACACACCTGCAAGCGCGCCCGGAAGTCTCTGAACAAGTGCATCATACAGAGCCGGAATATCACGGATAAATTCTTTCGAGAATGTCTCAATGACCGCGATCTTGAACGCCTGCATCAGTTTGGTGCCGGGTGTGCCGTTAGATACCGGTTTCACGCCTGTCTCAGCAACCCACGCCGCTGTCGGATCTCCAGTAATAACCGGGATCGTTACGCCACGGCCGGGCAGTTCGATGCGCCGTGCCAGTCTCATGATTGCGGATTCCTGCTGTGTCTTCTGTAGGATCTCGCTGGAAATGTCGCTCGGAAGAGCCATGGAGTTAGTAGTTCTGTTAATGTCAGCCATGATAAAGCCTCCTTAATGACTAATGTTGGCTTCAAACCAGTCCTTGAATTTGTCCCGGTTTGCGCCGCCGGTTGTGTGTTGTACTTCCCCGCCGTCCCTGACTTTCGGATATGCTGACGGTTTTGCGTATTCGGCAATAGCTTTTGCCTGTGCGCGGCAGTCTTCTTCCGTGCCGCCTGTCAGCAGATTGACCGGAACGCCGGTTTCTTTGGCAACCTTTTCACGCATCTCGCGCACCGCATATTCGTTTTTCAGCTTGTCCAGTTCGGCCTGCAGCCCTTCAGCACGTTCTGTCGCCTTCTGCAGTTCCGTTTTGTTTGCTTCTTCCAACTGATCGAATTTTTCGGCCTTTTCTTTCAGCGCATCATAGTCTGCGTATTTTGCACCGGCACGAGTCAGCCGATCCTTCACAATGGCGTTTACTTCTTCCTGCGTGAAGGTTTTAACCTCGTTTTCGATTGCCTGATTGTTTTCCTGATTCACAGTTTCGCTCATGTGTTTACCTCCAAAGAGTGATTGATCCGCGTTTATGGCACGCGTTGCCAATAAAAAAGCAAAGGTTACGCTTTCGCTTCCTCTGCTTTTGACCCGTTTAATTCTTGTCGCTTTTCATATGCGCTTCGCTTTTGTGCGTTTATTTCCTCTTTGTTGTCCGCATAGAATTCGCGCCGCATGGCGTTTAGCTTTTCCTCTGGTGTCCCGTCCACGGCATTATACATTTTTAGGTACTTTTTCGGATCGTACCCTTCAACTTCTGTCCGGCTGTTAAACCGCACCGCGTATGTACAATCACAATTTGCATGGATATGCTCTGCATGTCCGTTCTTAAGCGCCTTTTTTGATGCCTGCTGCCACCCTCTCGACGCAAGCGTGATGCAGAATGCACACGTGTCCCCGTGTGGTATCCACGCCCATTCTGCGCCGTCCCGGAGCGCGTTTTGCATCACTGTGTCAACACTGACCATCTTGACCTGACGGGCAACCGCAGATGATACATTTTCCATATTTGCACTCTGTTTCAATGTACCGTTGACCGCCTTCGCTACATCCGCATATGTCGCTGTCTCCGCCGGAACCGCTGCCGGAATAACCATATCAGACAGCGCGCCCATTGCATCGTACATCTCGCAAGCAAGCTCCGCAGCGGCTTCTCCGTATTTGGACGATAAACCATACGCATAGTCAATAAGCGCCTGCCGGACTTCCCGACTGTTCCATAATCCATCCGCATCCCGGTGCAGGTCCATAAAATCCAGCATCAGCCGTGCCGCTTCGTCGTTGACTTTCCGTAGATCGTCTATATATTTGATCCAGCTTTCTTCCGATATGGTCATACGCCCATTTCCTCAAGCACAGCCACGCCACGCGCCCGCTGTTCTTGTGCCTTTATGCGCCGGATGTCCGCTGCATCGAACCCGATCATTTCCAGGAACGTGTCCGTGCTGGCAAATCCCTGTCGTGCGCTTGCGATCTTGATTGCCGCGTCAGCAGTGACCGCTACTGACGGCATAGCCGGGTTCTTGAAGTGCGGCGCTATCGCCTTTTCTTCGTCCGTCAGATCATCCAATTTCTTGTTCTGTGCTATTGCCAGCGCCATCAGCGCAATCGTCCGAAGCGCATCTCCGTTTCCTGTGTTCAGCTGTTCAGCCATGCCCACAAGCGTCTGGGATTGTGCCAAGATCGCGTCGGATGACGTCGGATTCGCATCGTTGACAACGCCCGTGTCAGTCACAGTCAACCCGGTCGCCGCCGAAAACTGTGTCGCAAGCACACGGATCATTTCAACATGTGGCGTTATATTACCTTGCAGAAGCTGACCAAACGTCGGTTTTTCACCAGTCTCCGGGTTTGTGGTCGATGCTATGATCGAACCGACATACTGCCGGAATTTCTGGTTAATGACTGCGTCGTATTGATCGTCTGTCACACCGAGCAGATATTTCTGCGGACTGGTCGCAAACTCCAAGCCGATTGTCGCATTTGCGATCGTGCGGACATATCCCTGTATCAACCGCCTGACAGGTTCCTTTATCCTGGACCGGCCGAACGGTTTATCGCTCGTTGCGTTCCAGATCAGCGGTTCCATAAGCGGACGCCCCATCCTGTGCGGATATGGCACAGCGTCATACACATCCCCGTATTCCCTCCGGGAGATCACCCACACCGCTTCGTCTGTGTACATGTTTATCAACGCCGGAATCCACGTTAGTGCTTCATCATCGCCCGGCATTGTGTCAATAATGGCAAAACCGCAATCAATACGGTTTTTCTCGCCATCCCATAGGGCTGCCGCAGTCAATGGGCTGTGAAAGCGTATTTTTGCCCTTACGCGATCATCGGCGGACAGCGTACAAAACGTCGCACCGAACTCCAATTCGTCCCGACATGCCTTCATGTACTGCGCGATCAGGTTGTTATTCATGACCATGCGCGTCATGCTTTCCACTTCATTGCCGTTTATGCCGACAAATCCATCGAACATTGACCGGGACGCAAGCACGTCGACAGTTTTCGCTCCCCAGGCGCATCCGATTTCTAAACCGCGCAGCCCTTCCGGCAGGGCAATCCCGAGATTGACTTCTCCGAGCGATATTTTCCCGTCATAGTATTTCTTTTTCTCTGCGTTTTTAAATGCGTGTTTGTTGTAGACGTTTATCAGCTTTGCGAACTTCGCTCGACTGTAATCGTCGAACCCTATCACATTGTCAGCAGTAATTGTCAGCATCATTCCCGTTTACCTCTACCCGATCCGCATCTTTTTTGCCGGGTCTCTCTTACTATTTTTCGCTCCCCATAACGCAAGAGCAGCTGCCTCGATCGGTGTAGCATTGTCACCGCCGAACCCCCAGCCGCCTGCAATAGGTCGCTTGACGGACGTGACAGCGCTTTCCCGGAGCATTTCCTGACCTTCGTACCACGTTACCGTCTGTTCGTTCAGCGCGTCTGTCAGTGTCGACACGGACGCAATCACGTCCCGCGCCGTCGGTCTGACCACCGACCCCTTAATGCGCCATGTGTCTGCTATTTTATCCACCAGTACATCCACACCATTCCGGCCATCTATTACCACGCAGGCCGCCTGCATATACCTCGCATTAAGCCAGTCCGCAAGCCACTGCGTTCCTGATCCTGTCGGTCTACGTTCTATCAGCGATATACGCGCTTTCCCGGATTTCGGTATAACCGCACCGCACAGACACACTTCTGCTCCGTCTGCGCTGAATTTTACGCCATACGCAGTCTTTCCTTCCGGCTTTGGCTCTGGACTCTTGCACGCGTCCCAGACAGCCGCCTTTATCGCATAATCAAT